ACTTCGATATCATACCTGACGAAGATGCTGAAGACTTTGCGACTATCCCACCCAAACCGACAAAGTTCGCCCCCACTCCAGACCAGCAAGAAGCCTTGGACCTTATGACCAAGTGGCTTGCCTCCGGTTATCAATCCAAAACCTTCACAGACAACCGCCCATTCTTCCTATTAAAAGGCTATGCCGGAACCGGCAAGACCTTCTGCATACAGGAGCTTGTCAATGCCGGAACATTCAAACCCTCCGAAATCTGTTTCACGGCCCCTACAAACAAGGCCGTTAAAGTTCTGCGAAACTACTTGGACGAAGCTGCCTTGCAGGATTGCACGACCAAGACTATCTACTCTCTGCTCGGCCTGTCCCTTCAAGCCAATGGAGAAGTCAAAGAGCTCAAAAAGCCCGATGACCCCGTAGACCTCTCCCGCTACAAAGTCATAGTCGTCGACGAGGCATCCATGATAAACCGCTTCCTCATGGACGCAATCCACGACGCCTTTGCCGATTGGTCTGTCCCTTTTATCTTCATGGGCGATCCCGCACAGCTTCCACCTGTTGGGGAGATCTCCTCCCCTGTATGGAAGATTAAAAATGGTTACACCTTAACAAAGGTCCTACGCTATGGAAATTCTATGCTTGATCTGGCCACTGCTATTCGCAATATTGTGGATAATCCTTTCCCTTCTATCAAGATTGAAACCAATCCGCCGGTCTATAGAGTTACAAAACCCGTATGGCTTGGCCAGATTGAAGAAAATCTCGACCTCTTCAAATCCGACGAAGCAAAAATCATCTCATGGCGTAATACCAAAGTCGATGAATATAACTCCTACATCCGAAACTTGATCTTCGGGCGGGCGGAAGCCAAAACTACCAAGTGGCTACCAACGGATAAAATCGTTGCAACTTCCCGTATCAACGACCTCGACGGAAACATACTCCTCCAAACCGACGAGACTGCCGAAGTCATCCACGTCGCTGAGGGGCATCATCCGATGTATCACGAGTTTGAAATCTTCAATATCCTCGCCTTTGACGAGCGTGACCGGAAAATAATCCTACGAGTCCTTACCGACTCCGGAGCATTTCAGCTCAACAACAAGCTCAACGAACTCTCAATGGAAGCCAAGGGCGGCAAGCGCTACAAATGGCGGGAGTTCTGGGAGTTGAAGGAGGCCTTCGCGGAAATCCGCCACTCCTACGCCATTACTTCTCACCGAAGCCAAGGCTCGTCCTATCGCAAGGTCTTCGTCGATCTTGAAGACTTGATGTTGAACAGGAATAAAGCCGAGGCATTCCGTTCGCTCTATGTAAGCTGCACCCGTCAGCGGGAGGAGTTGTGGATAACGTAAGTTTGATAATCCTATTGACTCAAACCCGTAGCAGTTATAGTATTAAAACTACTACCAGAAAGGCCCAACTTTATGTCCGTATCCCTTGAAATCCAGCAGAAAGTCGCGGAGTGGCGAACCCGCGCGCGGGATGGAACCCTTACCATAGACGAAATGAAGGAGGCCATAACCTCCCTCCGCGCCGAGCGTCAGTCAATGCCACCGGCTAAGTCTCGCGCCGCCAAGCCGAAGGTCAACGCCGACGACTTACTATCGGAGCTCGGCTTATGATACTCGAAGCCCCTAATGGAGTCCTTTACGACTTAACCAAGACCAAGGACCAAAACGAACTCATCAACCTTATACAGAAAATAGGAACCCGCTTATGTCCCGAGAAATCATCCCCTTCCCTCACGCCATCGACTCCACCACCCTCGCAGCATTCCGATCATGCCCACAAAAAGCTTTCCGAACCTACTTCCAGCACTACAAGCCCCTCGGCGAGTCCGTCCATCTCGTGGCTGGAAAGGCATTTGCTGAAGGTATTGAATACGCCCGACGCGCATTCTATGAGCAAGGTCTATCTTCAGACGATAGCGTCGCTAGCGGCCTTGTCGCTCTTATCAAGTCGTATGGAGATTTCGAGTGCCCGCCCGAGTCCGCAAAATCGCTTGAAAGAACGGCAGGTGCTCTCGAATTTTATTTCCAGTCTTATCCTCTTGGACTCGACAGCGCAATCCCTCTGCAATTCCCAGACGGACGAAGCGGTATTGAATTCTCATTTGCTCAACCTCTACCTATCAACCACCCGATAACCGGCGATCCTTTGCTATACACCGGACGCGCCGACATGATCGCTCAGTTTGCTGGAGGAGTCTACATCTATGACGAAAAGACTACGAGTCAGCTTGGAGCTTCTTGGGGACGGCAGTGGGAAATGCGTAGTCAATTCACAGGTTACTGTTGGGCTGCAAGGGAATACGGATTTAACCCTAGTGGAGTTATTGTCCGTGGTGTTAGTATCCTTAAGACAAAATATGACACACTCGAAGTCCCAACCTATCGAAGTGACTATGAAATCGACCGATGGCTGGAACAAACTTGCCGAGATATCGAACGAATGATCTCATGCTGGAAGTCCGGCTATTGGGATTATGACCTCGACCATGCTTGCGCCGAATATGGCGGATGCTCCATGCTTCAAGTCTGCAAATCCCCTAATCCTGACCAATGGCTTAGCACTTACTATGAACGTCGTGCGTGGGACCCCTTGGCAAAGCGGGAATTAACATGGGCGGAGTATGAGGTCTCCCGCGCAGATGACATCGCGGAAACCAAAGCATGGCTGGAGTCGCAGCTATGACATATGAAGCGCACAAAGATCAATACCTTCAAAAGGTTATACGCCGTTACGCCGAAGCTTGCAACGAGAAAGCCTTCCAAGGCTCTATACCAAGAGGGGAGAGCGATGAAGCTTTCGAAGCTTATGAAGCAGTTGACGTGGAGCTAAAACAGGCTCGTTTTCTGCTGGAAAAATGTATCGAGCGTCGAGTTAATAAATGACCAACTTCACCGCACTATACTTCCACGAAGGCGACTACTTCGGCTATGAAAACCTCGACCAGATCGAAGGCCAAGCAGCCAGTCGCGCCTTCCTCTGTGAGTCGTGCGGAAAGGTGTATGGGTATCGAATTGTCACCACCCTCGGCAAGAGGAACTCATACACATCTTGGGGAGGCCTGTGCAAGGATTGCTCACCTGTCGGCGGAGAATGGCATGGAGCCTATTCTCATTCTATACCGGGAGGTCTCCCCTTTTTCTATCAATATCTCAACCCACCAGAAGGCGCTATTCGCCACCAACTAGAAATGGAACTACTTACCTATGCCAGACGCAATTCAACTGTCACCGCCCTTCACCCTGCCGGGAGTGAACGTCCTTCTAATGGGACCGAGCGGAACCGGCAAGACTCACTCCATCGGCACGTTGGTTGACCTCGGTGTTGAGGTTTTCTATCTTGCACTGGAGTCTGGGTTTGAATCCTTGGCAGGTTACTGGACGGATAGAGGTTTACCTATACCCTCTAATCTCCACTGGCACAGACTTGAAGCTCCTACTGCTGGTTTCGATCAACTCATCGCCAACGCCAAGAATATCAACACCCTCAACCTCGACGCTCTGGCTAAAATGTCAGACCCGAATAAATCCAAGCATAACCAATTCATCAAGCTCCTCGAAGCCTTAAACAACTTCCCCGATGACAGAACTGGAATTAAGTATGGACCCGTTAATGAGTGGGATGCTAGTCGATTTCTTGTTGTCGATGGCGCTACTGGCATCTCTGATTGCGCCATGGCGCTTGTTGTGGGAGGCAAGGCAGTCAGGAACCAATCCGACTGGGGAATTGCCCAAGACCAGATACTCAAGCTTATCCGTATGCTCTGCGATAATTGCCGTTGCCATTTTATCCTACTCGCTCATGTGGAGCGTGAAGTTGATGCTGTTCTCGGTGGAGTGAAATTGATGGTTTCGACACTAGGAAAGGCACTTGCGCCGAAGTTCCCCGCCATGTTTTCCGACGCGATCTTAACCGCTCGGACAGGGGATAAATGGGTATGGGACACTGCCTCCCCAATGGCGGATATCAAGACCCGTAACCTTCCGATCAAATCCGACAACGCTCCAGATTTCCGTCTTATAGTTTCAAAGTGGGTGCAGCGTAACGCCAAGCCCACTTCAACAGAATAACCCCTCGCAGGGGGCCGAGAGGTTATACCACCTTGTCCCCATTTTCACAACCTAGTAACAGAAAGACACACACTTTATGTCATTTGATCCAAACGCATTCCTTAATCAACAATTCGACGAAGCAAACGACACAAAACTCGTTCCATGCCCAACAGGTGAATATCTCGCAGTCGCCGATAAAGTCGAAGTAAAACAATGGGCGTCTAAGGACGGTTCATCTTCCGGCTTGAAGGTCGAAATCCTGTGGGATATTCAAGATGAAAATGTCAAAGCCCTACTAGGCCGCGACTCTGTAAAAGTCCCGCAACAACAAATGCTGGACCTTACGGACACCGGACAACTCGACTTCGGCACAGGCAAAAATGTTGGCCTCGGTCGTATTCGTGAGGCCCTTGATCTCAACACCGCTGGCGAGCCTTTCGCCTTCGGCATGATCCAAGGTCGTATGGCAACTGCAAAAGTATCACATCGGATTTACAACGACGATATTTTCGCAGAAATCAAGGCGGTTACAAAGCCAGCCTAAGTAACTCAAAATAACTAAAGCAACGGGGAGGACACAACCCTCCCCGTTGTTATTTCAAGGAAAAATCCAGATGTTAGAACACTCACAACTAGAACTCGCGAGGCTGGCGTTGAATACTCTAACCTCTGCGGTGTATCAAGCCAATGTCAAGGCCGGTTGGTATAAAAACCCTCTAACCGGACGAAAGATCGACCGCAATGTCGGCGAAATGCTTATGCTAATCGTCACAGAGATTTCCGAAGGCATGGAAGGTCATCGAAAAAACAAGATGGATGACCACCTCCCTTCTCGCAAGATGATTGAAGTCGAACTCGCCGACGCTATCATCCGCATCCTTGACCTCGGAGGATACCTCGACCTTGACCTCGGAGGAGCTTTCGTCGAAAAAATTCTATACAACGGCCAACGCGCCGACCACAAGCTCGAAAATCGGGCAAAATCTGGAGGTAAAATCTGCTAATGACACATTCAATTCACTTTGACAACATCATAATTTCTGACAACAGGCAGAGGCAGGAATTTGAGGCGGAGTCGCTGGTCGATTTGGCCAATAGCATTTCCGCCATTGGTCTATTACACGCCCCCGTCATGCGCGAAACGCCTACAGGGCTGGTTTTAGTGGCCGGTGAACGACGATTGCGGGCCATGGGTGATTTATGGGCCATGGGCATCGAAATCCGCTACAACGGGGAAATTTTCGCCCCCTATTCGGTCCCATACGTCACACTAGGCGAGCTTTCTGACCTTGACGCCGAGGAGGCCGAACTTGACGAAAATCTCAAACGCAGTGATCTCACATGGCAAGAGCGCTCCGCCGCGATCGCCCGACTTCACGCGCTTCGCATAAAGCAAGCTGCTCTAGTCGGAGCCACTCACACCATCGCGGACACGGCTAAGGAACTACGTCCGGAATTTGAAGGCAAAGCTTCTTCCGAATTCGGCGACTTCCATTCCAAAGTCCGAACTGATGTCATCCTATCTGACCACTTATCCAATCCTGAGGTAGCCAAGGCAAAAACTGCCAAAGACGCTATGAAAATTCTGAAAAAGCAAGAGGACCAACGGAAAAATGCTGAACTTGCTGAACGAGTGGGAAGGAACTTTAACTCTTCAATACACCAACTTCACCATACAGATTGCCTCGAGTGGCTCTCAAAGTGTCCGGATAATACCTTTGACGTTATATGCACTGACCCGCCTTACGGGATGGGAGCGGAGAGCTTCGGGGATGGGGCT